GACTTTTCTACCAAGTACAGTTAAATTGACATGCTGCTGCGCGCATCATGAAAACAGAGGTGGCGTAACTCAAGGTGGTATGCCCATTAAGGCGAGAGTCACAGGGCGGATATGTCAGACGGGAGTAATCTCTCCAGACGAGAGCTTAGTTGATCTAGTTCTCGAAAGGATTGATTTCTTTTTCTCTGGCGGTAACGGGTTATGATCGTCATAGATTGGATTGTATTTGGTCCTCTGACCCTCCAGTACAAGCGAGCGTTGCATTATTTCAGCGTATTTGCTCGATGTTTCGGTAGAATACTGTTGAGGATCGCCAGGACGTGAGGTCGATGGCATATCCATTACAATCGCAAGCTCGCAGAACATACGAAATAAATCCTTATACGTTTCGAGGCACTGTTCGCGGTTTTCATCGACTCGAAAGAATTTCTTCAATGAGCCAATTATACCAACACACAGCGACATAATGCACGTTAGTATTTGCACCATTGACTTTGACATGTACGCGTCGCCACCTGCTATAAAAACACTAGACACAGAGGATAAAACGATGATAGGAACATCATAATACATCATACGAGTGCGAGCAAGTAGATAACGTTCGCGGTAAAGTTCATGCATTGCAAAACATGAATGTTTAATTCGGATAAGAGAGTCTTCGTACGGCTCCCAGTTGTGTATCGCGGGTAGAGCCATCTGCTATATCTACCCATCAAGTCCACCTACTGTGCAAAGTTCTTC